TGAATACCGGCATCGCATCAATGGTGTGCCGTTCCGTGAATGCTGTGCCTGAGCCGGCCGTTCCGTACACATGGCGAGTGACGGCGGTGTATTTCACGATGAGCCCGATCGACGCCGCAAAGCAGGGCTACGGCGCAAAGCACACACTAGCGGTCAGTGGCCGGCAATACGCCGAGTATCGCACCGGCGTAACACTTCCAACCAATGGCACTGTTACATGGCCACCGTCAGCCGACATCGGTGGCACTCGGATCGATCTGAATGGCGCGCCGCGTGCCAAGGAACTCCCGCAGATCACCAGGCAGCTGGAGTACAAGTGGGACCGAAGCCCGGCAATCTCAACTACGACGCCAATCGATCCTCCATTTCAGACGTTCTTTGACGCGGTGAACAAGCGAAACAGCGTCGCGTTCATGGGTTCTGCAATTGGAACCATGCTCTACAAGGGCTGTTCCGCGACCCTTGACCGTGAGATCTGGCGCTTGGTGCATACCTGGGTATTCGATTCGTTCTACCACGTCGAGCAGATGCCTGTCCCAAATCCGACCGGGCAGCCGATCCTTTTGCCTGGTGTGAGCGTCGCTGGACAGCAAGTCATGCAATGCGACAAGGTGGCCTGGTATCAGCGCTACCCAAGCACAACTGATTTCAATACGTCATTCCTGCCAACAACCATTCAAGCAGATCTGATCAAGGGCTACCCCGTAAAGCTCTTCTAATGTCCTACTCCCAACCACTGTTCCACGGCGGTATGTACGGCAAGGCGAATGCCGTGGTGTGCAATGGTTGGCAGGCTGCCGCGAACGCTACGAGCCGCTACGGCGAAGCGATGGTGTGGGCGAATCAGCAAGTCATCAAGGGTCAGATCGTCACGCAGGGACTTTGCGAAGTGACCAGCGCGACCCTGATCGTGGGTGCGTCTAATCGGTGGAACTACACGATCAAACTGTGGACGCCCGCCGGCGTGCTTGGCACTGGGATTACCCTGAGCGCCACGGATTCCCGGTTCAGCTACACGAACTGCCGAAACATCCGCGAGGAACACAACACCGCGACCGAGGTGGATGGCATGAGCCTGAGCAGTCCGCCGGCGACCATCGGGCCCGTGGGCAGTCACTTTGCCGGCAGCACCTGGCAGACCAACGGCCTCGAGGCGAAGGTGCTGGTGTATGTGGTCTATGACTCATTCGGCAAGGCGTACCCCTTCTTTGATCGACCTAACCCTATCCGGTGCACCTAATGGCCAACCTAACGCTCGTCACTCCAATTCCGCCGCAAGTCATCTGTAAAGGTGAAGTGTTTGCCGTCTCGATGCACGTGCACGACGATGGCGCCAACTTCCATTGGACGAACGCAGGATTCACGCCGAAGGGCTATCTCACCGTGGGCACGGTCACCGTGCAAGGCACCGGCGCGGTGGTCAACGCTGGCGGTGGCACGGCTACGGTGTCTTGGACTGCCGCGCAAACGCTGACCGTAGACGCCAACTCGTGGGGCACCATCGTCCTATACGCCGACCCAACATCCGGCAGCGAGAACCGACATATCGCGACCATCTTCGCACGCATCACAGCAGAAAGCATTCCGTAACCATGTTTACCTCCATGTTTCGGCGTTCCATGTTGGGTGCTTCAAGCGGCACTACTGCTGAAGTACTAGTAGTCGCTGGTGGCGGCGGTGGTGGTGGCGCGGGCGCGGCTACTGGTGGCGGCGGCGGTGGCGGTGCGGGTGGATTGATTTACGCATCACACACGCTCGCAGCGGCAACCACGTACACCATTGTTGTCGGCGCGGGTGGCGCTGGATCTCCAAACACAATACGAGGAAGTAACGGAAGCCCATCGACCGTTTCGGTTCTCGCGCTTTCTGCAACGGGTGGCGGCGGTGGCGGCGGCGTGTCCAGTCTGCAAGATGGAAACAACGGAGGCAGCGGCGGCGGCTCGTCTTACGGTGGAGGACCAACTGCAACTGGCGGGACTGGCAGCCAAGGAAACAACGGTGGATCGGTTACTAACTTTGTTTCGCCATTTATTGGCGCGGGTGGTGGTGGTGCTGGTGCAGTCGGCGCTAACGGTGGCGCAGTTTGCGGTACTGGCGGCGCTGGTGCAACCTATTTCGGCACCACATATGCGGGTGGTGGAGGTGCAGGGAAACTAACTGGCGCGGGATGCGCGGGCGGTAGCGGCGGCGGCGGTGCTGGTGGTAACCCTATCGGAACAGCAGGAACAGCAAATACGGGCGGTGGAGGCGGCGGCGCTGGAAACGATTATCCAACCGGCGGCGGCAGCGGCGGCGCGGGTGGTTCTGGCGTCGTAGTGATTCGCTATCCCGGAACTGTGGCAGTAGCAACGGGCGGCACGATTACCTACACGGGCGGCGTCTACGTACGCCACACATTCACAACAAGCGGAAGCCTGGTGATGAACTAATGGACAAACTCGCAGCCGAAATCGTTAACGACACAGTAACACGCGTACTCGTTGCGCCAACTCTCGCATGGGTGCGCGACAACCTTGGCGGCGAGTGGATTGAGTGCAAGATCGACGGAAGTATTCGCGGGTGCTACCCCGGCCCGGGATACACGTATGACCGCGTGAACGATATGTTCGTACCACCACCAGCACCGCCCGAAGATCCATGATCCACCTCGCGCTGTTCATCGTCTTGGTGGTTGCCAGCGGGTGCGCTTCGCAGACCGCGAGAATCTCACAGGCAGCCACGGCAACATCGGCGAGCGTTGCTGTAGCCCGTGAACACCTTCTAGCTGCGAATGCTGAACTACTGGCAATAGAGCAGCAAGTGGTACTGGTGCACGATGCCATCCCATATGTCAGTGATGATCAAAGCCCGTGGTTCGAGAGCGTGAAATGGGCTAGTGCTGGAGCGATCGCCGTTGTAGTCGGAACACTCATCTACAGATTTGCACCTAGGAAATAGACATGCAATTCACACCAACTCAATACGGGATTTACATGTTGGCGCTGCTAGTGGTTACGTTTATTAGCGGTTGCTCAGTCGGATCTACCTACCGAAAGTTGCGGCCCATTGCGGCCAAGAAAGGCAAGAAATGATTTTGCTATCCAGTGTCGAGAGCCTCCTCGGTTCGATCTTCTTCGCTTGCAGTCTGGGTCTTGCAGGGACCATCCTCGGTTTTTGGTGGTGCAGGAATAAGGGCGGCAAATGAGTCGCAAGCGCTGCTGCTGCGGTGGCTGCATTGATCCGAACTGTGAGGAGGGCAGCTGCGACGCGGTGAATTCAGACTGCGGCACACTGGGGCCGCTCGGCTTTTCCGTGGAACTGGAACTGACTTGCCGGCCGGCATCGTGCAGCCGGTACGACGCTGGTCCTGGTGTCAAGTGCCAGAACGTGGACCCGCCGGTGACGATTGGTGCAATTAGTGGGTGCCTGCGTGGCGGTCCTGGTTGGGAAGGAACTATCTACGAAGATTGCCCACCACAAGCGGTGCTGTACCCGGACGATGGCGGCTGCTATCCGACATGGATCTGCACACCCGTCAATCCACTGAGCAACAACAAGCAGGAACTGTTCCAATGGGCTACCCATTGGACGGGCGGAGCGTTTGCGTGTCCGGCAGGGAACTTTGAGAGCGGGTGTATTGGCGTTGATTCTGTTGCAGATCACGGGAACCAGGCGCTGACCTACGGCCAGATTCCCGTGGTAAAGACGATGAGTGTCGTTCCAAACTGGGTGAACTGTCCGCCACCAGATACAGCGCCACCATCGGCTATCAATTTCAGCGCGCTTCGGGAAAGCCGCGGCGTGTTCGGCAAGGCTTGCGGCGTCTGCGGTGTTGGAGCTACGCCTTGCTGCGATCCATCGGTGATCATTACGCCGTGCGCTTGCGAGTGCCTGGGCGGTGGGCAGAAGAACTACGAACTACTTAGCGCCACGAATGACCCGCACGACGGCGTGGTGTACGGTCGGATCGCTTGGTTCGCGCCATGCGCTGGACCATCGACAATTTCGCGCGATGGAATTTGGTGCGGCGCTGGATGCACGGGTGACCCGACGCATCGGTCCTCCATGTTCTGCCTGGAGATCCTCGCCACATTTGCGGTGAGCACTGCGCCCGAAAAAGTGCCCTTTGCAAATTGTCCTGACCCAGCGACTGACATTTACGAGGGGCCCGGTGGAATCTACTTCATGCAACTGGCTAAGGGCTCGTTGCTCGGCACAGAGGCGGACGGCCGTGTCTGGCGATACGAACAGCGGCACGTCTGGGTGGTCTTCAAGCACTGCAATGACATGTACACCGGCGAGGGAAACAAGTGCAGGATGCAGCTTGGCGACTACATCCCCGTGCGGACCGGGATCTGCGCCAGCGATATCTATTTCCCAAAGGGATGCTGCGACTACCCGACGCTGGCGTGTGACGATCCTCCGTGCAATCCGGCAGAGGTCGAGTGCGCGTGCAGCGACGGCATATTTGATCTAATGAAGCGTGCTGGCTGGGACTTCACAAAGGTAAGGATCCCATGAAATACTGGAACATCGTGGATGGCAAGCCGGTCGAGTCGGACACCCTGATCATCCCTGGTGCGAAGCCGACGCCAGGTGTGGGCGATGTGGTTGCCGGCGCGACCAAGGCGGTGGGGGTCAAACCCTGCGGATCGTGTCAGAAGCGGCAAGCGGCGATGAATAAGGCGACGCCGTTATGGGTAGGAAAAATCCTCAGTTGGTTCAAGGGGTAAACGGGCGTACAGTCCGGGTATGAAACACCGGGGCCTAATCGAGAAACTGGACCGCCAACGTGGTGAATGGTGGCTATGCCGCAAGGACACCGATCCTCGGGGCAAGTGGACAATCACGGCTGACCCGGGCCCGCAGTGGGACTGGCGCTTCAAGGTGGGCTTTAGTTATGAGCGCGCAGTACGCAGATTATTGGTGGCTCAGGACGAAGAAAAGCGCACAAGCAAAATTGCTCAAAAAACCGCTGAAAGGCTCAAGCAAATTTCCTCGGCTGTCGATAAGATGCGTACTAAGCGCATATAGGTGGTGTACGTCAGGTTGGTGGATGGCTTGTGACTGAATTTAACGTAACAGCCAAAGACTTATCTGCACCACCGTATATGCGCCTCCCCTGGAGGACGCATGATGGACAGCAAGGAGCGCAACAATCAGCGCAGAATGATCGGTGTAGACCTAGTTACTGATGGTCTGTTGGAAGCGATTGCAAAGTACGACGGATCAAGCAAGGTTCACGTGATCAGGCAGCTGGTCCGGTCGGCCGCTCGATCGCACTACGGCACAATCGAAGCAGCGCTACTGGAGGTCCGCAATGGCTGACCTCTTTACAGTGATCGCGTGCCTGGTGTCAGTCGGGGTTTTCCTGCTGCTGTTCCTGTGCCCTGAGCATGAAGCGTGCCAACCAGAGCGGAAGCGGGGCGAGGAATGATCCCTATCCGTAAATACGACACGGAGTATTGGCGCAGTACGTCGGCGGGTTTGCAGCGTGAGGTGGACCACTTCCGCGACAAGGCAAGTCTGCAAGGGAACATCATTCAGACCATTGCACGCCGCATCGAGAGCATTTGCGATGAAGTGAGTGCTGGCCGGCTGAATGAATCGGACGCGCTGCAGAGGCTGAACAACCTCGCGCAGTTGGTGTTCCGGACAATCGAAAGCGAACAACGAGCAAACGCGGTCAAGTGACCGCACCGCAGGGGTAGGACGTGCTGCCGTACCCCTGCGGCCATTTCATGGAGGATGGATATGGAAATGCAAGAAGAGTCAAAGGTAAAGGCAAACGCCGCTGCTCGGCAGTGGTGCAAGGAAGCGATCAAGCTGGAGTACCGGTGGTGCGTGGATAGCAACAGTTGGTACACGCGTGCGAGTTCGGGCGTTTGGGAGCGCGACCGGCTGAACATGGTGAAGGGTGAAATCATCAAGGGCGCAGCGAAAGCGAATCCAAACGACACCGGCAGTTGGGCGCGCTACTTTGCATCAGTGGCTGAATCGTTCGATGGGTTGGTGGTTGGTAGCGCTGATTGGGATCAGCACCTGTGGGGATTCGGTGCGCCTGACGATGTGTATGACCTGATTGAGGGCAGCGCGATCAACCGGCTGCTCGATCTGAGCATCACCAAGCGCGTAGGCGTCCGACCAGGTGGAAGTACCACCAGGTGGGAGGCGTTTCTCCTCGAGGCTGCTCGGGGCGATGCGGAGGTGGTTGCGTTCTTGAAGCGCTGGGCCGGCTACGCGCTGAGCGGATCGACCAAGGAACACTGCATCCTGTTCATCCACGGACCAGGTGGAAACGGGAAGAGCGTGTTCGTGGACACCATTCGCTATGCATGGGGTGAGTACGCGAAGACGCTGCCAATGGACGCGCTCATGGAGAGTAAGGGCGACCGGCATCCGGCAGAGATTGCCATGCTGAAGGGTGCGCGCCTGGCCATTGCCAATGAAACGCAGGAAGGGCGCAAGTGGGATGACGCCAAACTGAAGCAACTGACCGGCGGCGATGTGGTGGTGGCTCGGCATATGCGTCAGGATTGGTTCGAGTTCACGCCGTGCTTCAAGCTGCTGGTGGTGGGGAACCATGCGCCGCAGATTGCGGTGGTGGACGATGCCATGCGTAGGCGGTTGTGCATGGTGCCATTCACCAACAAGCCAGAGAAGCCGGATGGCGACCTGGGAGCGAAGTTACGGGAGGAAGCGGGAGGCGTCCTACGTTGGGCTATGGAGGGCTTTGAGGAATGGGCGACTCTCGGCGGCTTGCGTCCACCGGAATCGATCCTGAAGGCAACGGCGGGCTACCTCGATGATCAGGACAGTGTGGGCGCTTGGTTGCAGGATTGCACGGTCAAGCAATCCGGTTCATTCACGTCCAGTCGGGCCATCATGGCGTCATGGTCTACCTGGTGCACCGAAGCCGGCACCCATCCGAAGAGCATGAAGCGGCTTGGGCCTGACCTAAAGAGCCGTGGTTACGTCCAAACGAGGACTGAGCACGCTCGGGGCTTCCTTGGGCTGACGCTTCTGACGCATCCTGACACATTGGCTGACGCATCATGAAATCCAACACAGTCAATATTCCAACGAAGAAACGTGAAGTTACACACTTCCTGACGCTTATGACGCTTCTAGCACACATACATTCACTCTCACGCGCGCACGCGCACGTGGCGACTCATATGCAAACAAGCGTCAGGAAGCGTCAGCCGTCAGGAAAGAAGAAAGGACGATGAAAGATGAGGACGTGGAAATCGCCGTACGCGGCGCTAGTCTCAGAAGTACGTGGCAGGCGATTGGGCTATGGAGGCAGTTGGACGAGGTTGAGCCTGAAGCTCAGGCAGAACAACCCACTGTGCCAACGGTGCGGGATAGCACCAAGCGACGAAGTGCACCACATCGTGCCACTGGAGATCAACCCTGCTCTGAAGATGGACCCGCGGAATCTTTTGGCGGTGTGCCGTGCGTGCCACGAACACCTCGAAAAAGGAAACGTAAAGAAAGTGAGCCAATAAAAATCGAGCCCCCCCCCTTGGGTAGGGGGGGTACCCCCGTCCGTTGGGCACCGCCTTGTGGGAGCATCGGCACGCAGGAAGATCCCGGGGCTGCAAGTATTCAACGCGTAGACACCGCCATGGAGCGATCGGATGGGTACGCCAGGGGCGTGATTGCTGGGACCGTGCCGGCGCCGAAGCGCATCAAGGCGGCGTGCGCCCGTTACCTAGCAGAGCGCGACGCACCAGGTGAACACGGCATTGCGTGGGACGGCACGCAGCTGGACGCGTTCGTGAGCCGCGCTCAGGTCATGGGCATGAAGCTTCTGCCCTGGCAGGTGCACGTCTGTGCGGTGCTGTTGGCGCGCCGGCGCGCGGACGATGGCACTCCGGCTACGCGCTACGCGCTGTGGTCGGTGGCCCGTGGAGCCGGAAAGACGGGGCTGGTGGTGGCGCTGCTCGAGTGGCTGCTATCCACCGGCGAGGATATGGAACTGTGCGCGGTGGCAACCAATCAGATGAAGGCGAACATCATCCACGGGCGCATCGCCAAGATGCACAACGGCGAGGACCGGTGGCGCTCGGTGGGTGGTGGTGCTTCCACTACGTCGGGTTTGATCCAACACAAGAAGGCTGTATTCAACGCGTTCCCATCGACCGATCAAAGTATGGACGGCCTGGTCCCCCGGCTTCTGATCGCGGATGAGGCCAGTCGCATGGACGCGGCAATCCTGCGCGGGATGTCATCGGTCACCAAGTCACCGACGGGTCAGATGCTGTTCATCACCACGCCCGATCGCGATCAGAAGTCGCGGGAACTCTGGCCCTACTGGCAAGCGTGTGAACTTGCGATTGACCAGGGGACGCCGCTGCCGGAAGGGTGGTGGGCAATGCTGTGGGGCATGGACACGGACGATGTTCCGGACTCTGACCTGGCGGTGCAGCACGCGAACCCGAGCGCCGGTGTGCTTGGCGCTGGCATCCGTGTGATCCGCGACAAGATCGCGAACGCACTGGCGACCGCAGACCCGAAAGCACGGGAAGAAACATGGCTGCAGGAACTCGCCACGTTCACGGATGACCTAGCCGGCGCGCTGCCGCTCGAGCTACTCGACCGCGTTTCAGTCGACGAGGACTGGGATATGTTGGCCGGTGCAGCCGGCGTGGTGGCTGTCGACTTTAGCCAGGGGGGATTCGCGTTCGGATCGCAGTGCGATCTGACCTCGCTGTGCCTTGCGGTGTGGGATGGGACGAAGGTGCACACGCGCGGATATCACTGGTGGGCCGGCGCTGATATCGCTTTTGATGAGAAGCGAACCCGCCAACCATTGCAGAAATGGGTGGACGATCACGCACTTTCGCTCGCTGGAGGCCCCACTATTGACCTCGATTTGGTCGAAGCAAGGCTTGTGGAGATCTGCCGGACCTACGATATCCGCGCATTTGTCGCCGATCCTGTGGGTAAAGCGAGCGCGTGGGCGGCTCAAATGGAGCGGAAACACGGCTGGAAATGGCACAAAGCGCCGCAAACGATCGTGTGGATGGGTGGTGGCTGGGCTGTTTGGAGCGATTGGATTCGCGCCGAACGCATCCGATGCAAGCCGGACCCAGTGCTGCGAGCGTGCTTGGCGTCGGCTCGGCTCTATGTCGGACTCACCGGACTGGCCATGCCGGTGAAGCAGAAGAGCACCAGCAACATCGATGCGCTCACCGCACAGGTCATGGCGGCGCGCGTGTTGAACGATCTGCAGATCATGGGAGGCAGTATGTACGAGACTCAACCGGGCTTCTGATTACTGCGCGTACGTACGCCGCATACACAATTTGAAATAGTGTCTACACACCGTTGACGCGGTGTATGTAGGCGCTATTGCATTCGTGAAATGTCGTGGTGTAGTACGGGAATGGGATCATGGTTGGGTAAATTCTTCCGCCGCCCGATCGCGCAAACGATCATCAGCTACACACCGCTGACGTTTTCGACGGTATCCGCTGATCTACTCGGCGTCCCCGCCATTGTGCGTGCCGTGAATCTGATCAGCACCGATTCAGCGCGGTTGGATCTCACTGTTACGCGTCGCGACGGGTCCGTAGTTGAGGACTCGCCTGCGGTCGATCTGCTCTACGGGAACACCGCTTCCTTCCTGAGTGGATACGAAATGCGTAAGTGGCTGGCGACGTCGGCTCTCTACTTCGGCAATGGCTACCTGCTCATCCGGCGCGATCTCCGCACCGGCGATCCGGTGGCTTTGGATCCGGTTGACCCGTCTGCCGTCAGCGTTGAGATTAAGGGGTCAGAAGCCCGTTACATCGTCAACAATTCGGTGGTGGATGACTCAAGTCTGATCCATGTGAGGGCCTCGACGGACCCTCGCAGTCCATGGCTCGGGGTGTCTCCGATTGACCAGTGCTCTCGCGTGCTTGGGACTCAAGCCATTCTGGACCAAGCAATCGAGGAACTGGCCAAATCCGGCTTTGTCGGAAAGCTCGCGATCGAGCACCCCGGGCCCCTGACTGCTACGGCGCGCGATTCGATGCGTACCAAGTGGGCAGAGCAACACAGCGGCGCAGACAAACTCGGCTTCCCGGCGTTCTTCGGCGAGGGAATGAAGGCATCGCAGATGGCTGCGGACGCTGCCGCTCGTTTGATGGACGCCAAGAAAATGGGCGTTGAAGAGGTGGCGCGTGCATTCGGCGTGCCTCCGCAACTGCTGTACCAAGGTGAAGGGCGCTCACAGCCCGAGATCGCTCAGGCGTACGTCACGCATTGCCTGGCTCCGTTCTGCGCCGGCATCGATGCCGAACTGTCGCGCAAGCTGCTCCCACCAGGTGAGCGCATGAAGACTGATCTCGTTCCGATCACACAGGGCGACTTCCGCACAGCCGGAAAGTCGTACGCAGCGCTGGTGGGTATCGGCGTGCTGAGCCCGAACGACGCACGCGTGCGGCTCGGTCTGCCGCGCATCACAGGCCTTGACGATCCGGCGCCGGTGATCTCCGGCATCACACCCGCTGCGAATCTCGCAGACGCAGAGGAAGGCGACCCACCATATGAGTGATCTCGAAACACGCCAGGCATCCATCGGCACCGTTGAAGGCAAGACCATCACCGGCTACGCCGCGCTCTACAACTCATGGAGCAAGCCGCTCATGGGTGCGAAGGGCACATTCACGGAGCGCATCGCGCCTGGTGCGTTTGACGCATCGATCGCAGCCGGTGCATCGCTGTGGTTTATGCACGATTCGAAGCAGATTCTTGCCAACACCAAGAGCGGCACGCTGGCTCTTGAATCAGACGCGCAAGGTCTGAAATACACCGCCACGCTCGGCGATTCGCAACGCGACGCAGACGTGCTCGACCTGGTTAAGCGCGGCGTAGTCAGCGAAATGTCCTTTGGATTCTCAGTTCCACCAGGTGGGGATTCGTGGGCCGGTGAGAAGCGCACGCTCAATTCAGTCAATCTTAGAGAAATTTCACTAGTCGAAGTGGGTGCCTACAACGCCACTACTTCATTCGTCAGATCACAAGAAACGCCAGTCATCACAAAGGTAATCAAGCCAATGAACATCCGCACCATGAATGCAAAGCTCGCAGAACTGCGCGCACAGAACGTCGAAGGCACTGAAGCAGAAACCCGCGCCGAAATCGTCGCACAGATCGAGGAGATCACCGAGGCACGCAACGCCGCGATGGCTGCCGCTGATGGCATCCGCGAGGCTGCGACCCCGATCCAACGCACGATGGACCGACGCGACGCAAGCGAAGAGTGGCGCGCATCGCCCGAGTACCGCGACCAGTGGCTCAACTACCTGCGCGGCGGCCGTATGCCGGAACAGCGCGCGTACATGTCCACCACTAGCCCTTCGACCAACTCGGTGCTCATCCCTAAGCTGTACACCGACGCTATGCAGCACTACGCAAATGCTGCCACAACGGTCAGGGGCTTAGTTGATTACAAGAGTGGCGTTACGGGCTACCAAACGCTGCGCTACAACGCGCTGTTCAGCACGGACGCGATTGTTAGTGCATGGACTCCATCGGACTCCGGTACGCAAGCGAGCACCGAATTCAATCCTGTCTTCGCCGAAGTTCCACTGGCACCGGCTGCGTGCTTGCCATTCACAACCGTATCGAAGCAACTGCTCTTGCAGTCCAATTTCGATCTGGAGGCCGAAGTTGCCGACAACTTGACTCGCCAGTTCGTTCGCAATAGTGATTGGGCCTTGCTAGCTGGTTTGGGAACCACCGGTACAAACGGTGCGACCACGCATCAGCCTGTCGGGATCCACACCGTGAACACTGGTTGCACAATCCGCGCGTTGACCAACCCGTCCGGTACTCAGGATCGTGCGCTCGCAGTGACCACTGCGTGCACAGTAGCGAACCTCACCCACATGCGATACACGAGTCTTCCTGCGAGCTACTGGGGATCGTCATCGTGGCTCATGTCGCAAGACGCGTACGCAAAGATCGCCGGTTTGACGATCAATGGAGTGCCCGTGTTTATCCCATCCGCTGATGCCGTGGGCCAAGCCGGAGCCGGCTTCACCCTAATGGGACTCCCAGTTTTCGTAAGTGAGTTCCTCCCGACGCATAACAGCACCGCAGGGGGCAAGAACGTCGTTCTGTCGCTGGGCAGCCACCAAGAAGCCTACAGCGCACGGGAGTGGGCAGGCGCTTCAATCATGCGCGATGAAATGACCTTGGCGGCTTCCGCCCAGGTGAAGTTCCAGGGCACGATGTTCATGAACGGCAACTTCACTCGCGCGAAGGCCATCGTGCAGTGCCAAGTCACTAACGCCTAATCATCCTCTCAGCAGCGGTGGGGGCGGGTCTTCGGACCTTCCCCCCCGCCGTATAGGAAACCATGTCAGCAATTCCAACGACACTAGACGACG